ACAGAGGAGCAGTGGGAGGCACTCAGGAAAAAGGCACCAGTGGCTGCGGTGATATCAGATGACGCAACGCTCGTTGAACGCTGGATGAACGAGAGTCCAGATTCCAAGCTGTTGTCCAAGCCAGTGAAGGGCTATACCCACAAGATGCTTACCTCCAAGCATAAAAGCAACATAGCGTTGCTGACCGAATTTATGGCTTTATCTGAAGCGCCAGAGGCGTACGCCCTGAACGAAGAGAGCCTGTTTTTTAAAATGGCTCGTATAACAAACACAAAAATGTGGCGGGAAGAATGAAGTTTATTTCTTTTTACACCAAGGATGGCAAGTATCCTGAGCTTGCAAAACGACTCAAAGCATCGCTGGAGCGTTTCAATCTGGATTACGACATTGAAGAGATGGAGCCATTCCAAAGCTGGGCAGAGGGCTGCAAGCACAAATCCAAGTTCATCTACAAGAAGCTGATGCAGCACAAGCAGCCCGTGGTGTGGCTGGATGTGGATAGTGAGGTCTGGCAGTTCCCTGAGTTGCTGTTTGAGAACAATGACTTTGCCATCTACAACTGGCTTGCGGACAAAGATCATCACTTGCAGGGTGCAATACCGCACGATCCAAGATCCAAAACTTTGTTGTGCAGTGGCGGCACCCAGAAGTGGAACTACACCATTCCAATGGTAGATCTGCTGAACCTATGGATTGATAAGCTCTCTAAGGAGGGAAATTGGGAGGCGGGAGACGATCCAGTGCTGGACATGGCATTCAATGAGCTAAAGCCCAAAATAATTCCTTTGTGGTTGCCAAAGACCTATATGCGCATGGATAAAAACCACACCCATCATTGGACGGACATCCCAAAAGATCAGGTAGTGATCAACCACGACTACACCAACGGCGCTCACCGAAATACTTAATATGCCTTACTCATCAAACACATTTGATCAAATCTTAGTAGACCAAGTTTTAGGATTAAACCCAAAAACGGTTTTGGACGTTGGTGCTGGGGCTGGCAAAAATGGATTGCTTTTAAGAAACGCTGGATACCGAGGCAAGCTGGACGCAATCGAGCCAACACAATATTACATTGACGAATTTAATCTGGTTAATCAATACGACAAGATTTATTCTCAATCATTGGAGGAATACGTTCAAAAAAACCCGACAAACAGGTATGACGTAGTAATTTTTGGTGATGTCTTAGAGCATTTGTTTAGGTCTGCTGCGATGGACTATCTTGATTACATTTTGTATAGGACTCGTTGGGTGATTGTTATTTGGCCTACCTACTTGCCGCAAGATGATTACGGGAACAACCATTACGAGGTGCATAAAACAAATTTTGATCTACGAGATATCGTGCAAAAATTTAATGTGCAATACTTTGTAAGCCACTATGGGCACGACAATCCAGAGCCGCATAGCATGGGGGCAAGGTTTAACTATTGCGTGATCAAGGGGCACATGGTCAGCCAAAGGGAAAATATTGGATGGGCCACCAAATGACTACCCTTGCCGAGAAGAAGCACCTGAACGCCGTAGCCGAGCTAGGTTGTATGGTTTGTAAACGCATGGGGTACGAGGGCACCCCAGCGGAGATCCACCACAAACGGGCTGGAACAGGGGCTGGCAGGCGCTCGAGCCACATGGACGCTATACCGCTATGCCCAGAGCATCACAGGGGCAATACGGGCCTGCACGGGCTAGGCACGAAGGGATTCGCCAAGCACTGGGGATTTGACGAGGACGATCTGTTGCAAGACACCCGATCCCTGCTGGGAAAATAAACACGATTAAACGGTGTTCAGTCGTGTTTTATTGGGATCCCAGTATCCCAAGGAGCTATTGGGAAAAGCTATCGACTTGCAGGTTCGATAGAAATATATGTGAATTATTTTTGGTCTGGATGGAAAAATGTGTAATTTCTCGTTATACTAGAGGCACTGACAAAGTCGTCAGGTAACAAGGAAAAGCACCATGAACAACGACCTCAAACTCAACGATGTAGATACCCTTGGCTCTTTGCTGGCACAGATTGCCGACCTCACCAAGCAAGCTGACGCAATCAAAGACAGCATCAAAGACAGCGCCAGCGCAGGCGGTGCCAAGGTAGTCGAAGGCGCACTCTTCAAAGCTACCTACATTGAATCCAACCGCAGCACTTTTGACAAAGACGCATTCATCAAAGTCCACGGCGCAGAGGCATACGCAGCTTTCACCAAAGTGTCTGCCGTGTTCTCAGTCAAAGTCACCAGCAAGTAAGGAGATCATCATGACAAAAGGTCAAATTTACGCAGTTCGCGCACAAGTCCACGGAGCAATGACAAGCGCAAACAACAGCAAGACACCATATAGCCCATTGATTCGGATGGAATGGAAAAAGTATGGTTACATCCCAGTCTCGGCCTACCACGCAGCGTAAAACCAATCGGGGCTACGGCCCCTACAGGAGAACATCATGACCGAAGAAATCGAAACAACAATCAGCACAGAACACGGCGTGCGCGTCAGCGTATGCGAATGGGACGAGAGCGGCACATGGCTGTACCTCGCAGGCCGTGGAGCCAGCATGAGTACGGTTCTGACCCGCACAGAGGCGCAGGCACTGGTGGCTGGCCTACAAGAGATACTGGCAAAAGAGGTGGCAGCATGAGCCGCCATGTAATCCTTGCCGACATGGCAATCGCATCTTTGGGCACAGCATCCGCCATCTTTGGTGCCAGTGGAGAAGGCGTGATCTACAAGCTGGCCCTGCTGTGGGGTGGCCTATGCTTAGGCTATGTTGTAACTGTTTATTTGAATGCGGAGGATCTATGACCGAATACGCAAAAGGCTTTGACCACGGCTGCGACTACATCATTGCTGAGATCGAGAAGTGGATCAAGGAGAACAACGAGGAGCCACGGGCCATCTGGCCTGTCGAGCGCCTGCTTACCCACCTCAAGATGGAGAAGCCTAATGCGCAGGATAACCCCTGAAGGCCGTCTGGCGGATTACCACCCTGATGTAGGTAATCTCTGGCGCAGCCGCCATGACGAGCCAGAGAAGCAGGAGTTTGACAAGCTCCCGCCTTGGATGCATAGGGAGCCAGATGACATTGACACTCGGCTTGATCTGCAAAAGATCTTTCCGAAGATATTTGAGACCCTTGGCCCAAAAGAAAGTAAGGTGCTTAAATTTAGATTTTGGGCTGACATGACCTTGGACGACTGCGGTCATGCCCTCAACGTGACAAAAGAAAGGATACGCCAGATAGAGGCTTCAGCCATTCGTAAGATAAACAGCCCTTATAGGTTTTCCATGATGGGCGGGTACCAACGTAGGACGTATAGGATAAGAATGAATGAACAGCCTGAGGAAATAAAATGGCAAACATGACCCCCGCACAGGTGGATTTAGCTGTAAAATATCTCTCAGAGTTAAAGGGGGTAGATCCGACCAAGCACGCCAAAACCTACGGCAAGCAAGTGAAAGATCTGCACCAGTTGTTGCAAGCGGTGTATTTTGCAATAACACAAGACGAGGATTTAACGCAGGCTCAACGCCCGTTGAACAAGCGTTAGACGCAACACGCATGGGGATTGCTGATGGAGCCAGTGGTAGCAGCAGCCGCTTCGGAAACGAGGTATGGATAATCGGGGGTTCGAATCCCTCCGGTAGTCCCCAGCCGTGTTGGGAAAGCGGATGCTGTCGGCGTAACTGCGGGGATGTCCCATAGTGCAGCAAGTACCAACAACCTATAAAGCGGAGTGGGGAAACAGTAACCCGCACGGCTCATAACCGTGAGATAGTCGGTGCGACTCCGACCTCCGCAACCAGTTTTCCGTTAAACTAGCGCCATCGCAACCCGGTACAGGAATAAGGTGCTTATGCCAGAAACTACCGCCAAAGGGCCAAAAAAGCCCAAGAAGCAGCCCTCAGAGCAGGGCGTAACTATCACTATGCCCAAGAAGAAGACAGGCCGTCCATCCAAGTACACCCCAGAGCTTGCAGCAGAGATGTGCGAACGCCTCAGCGCAGGGGAGCCGCTACGCCAGATATGCAGGGACGACCATATGCCGCATTGGACGCAGGTGTATGAGTGGAAGGCGCGAGACGAAGAGCTTTCCCTACGGGTCGCGCACGCACGCGAAGCTGGCTACGATGCTATAGCTGAGGAACTGTTGGAAATTAGCGACACAATGCACTTTGGTGAAACAATCGTCCAAAGCGATAACAAGATCACTACAACGACCGAGGATATGCTGGGCCATCGCAAGCTGCGCATCGAGACCCGCATGAAGCTGCTGGCCTGTTGGAGTCCTGCTAAGTACGGGAACAAGGTGCAGGTGGGTGGCGACAAGGACAACCCGCTACAGGTAGAGGCATCCGCAGAAGCCAATGCCATGTTGGCAGCACTGATCAAGAACGCCGAACTTAAACGACAGGCAGATGAGTGACATAGCCGAACTGCTGGCTGATCCAGAGGTCAAGGCAGCGTTTGATCAAGTCACCCCTGAGCAGAAGCTGGCTTACGCTTGGCGGCTGACATGGCTACAGCAGGCCCACAGGCACCAGATCATGCCCACAGGGGACTGGTGGAGCATTTGGGCTGTCATTGCAGGCCGTGGGGCTGGTAAGACCCGTTTGGCAGCAGAACAGATAGGTTGGTGGGCTTGGACGGAGCCTAAGACCCGCTGGCTGGTAGCGGCCCCAACCTCCTCCGATGTCCGTTCCACCGCCTTTGAGGGCGACTCTGGCCTACTGGCGGTGATCCCTAAGGCTTTAATTGAGGACTACAACAAGACCGCCCACGAGCTACGCCTGATCAATGGCTCCCTGATTAAGGGTATACCCGCATCCGAGCCAGAGCGCTTCAGGGGGCCACAGTTCCACGGGGCTTGGCTCGATGAGCTTGCTGCATGGGACTATATACAAGAGGCGTGGGATCAGATCCAGTTCGGTGTGCGTCTGGGCACCAGCACCAAGATCATTGTCACCACCACGCCCCGCCCCAAGGACTTGATCGTTGACCTGATAGGCAGGGATGGCGACGATGTGGCGGTCACCACCGCCTCGACGTACACCAACTTGGACAACCTGTCCGACAACTTTAGGAAGCAGATCCTCCAGTACGAGGGCACCAAGCTAGGGCGGCAGGAGATCTACGCCGAGATCATCGACCCAGAGGAGTCGGGCATCGTTAAGCGTGACCACTTCAAGCTGTGGCCTGCGGGTAAACCCTTCCCTAAGTTCGAGTACATCCTTCAGAGCTACGATGTGGCGACCTCGGAGAAGACCCAGAACGACCCGACCGCCTGCATCACCTTCGGGGTTTTCAAGCCTTTGGATGGCCCGATGTCCGCTATGGTGATCGACTGCTGGCAGGACAGGCTCCAGTACCCTGACCTGCGCCCCAAGGTGCTGGACGAGTACGAGATTGTCTACGGCGAGGGCAAGGACAAGAAGCGGGTTGATTTGCTGCTGATCGAGGACAAGAGCGCTGGCATCAGTCTTATACAAGACTTGCAGCGTGCCCATTTGCCTGTACGGGCGTACAACCCCGGCAGGGCGGACAAGGTGCAGCGGTTAAACATCGTGTCAAACGTCATCGCCCGTGGACGGGTGTGGATCCCTGAGTCAGACAAGCGTAAGGGATTCGTCAAGGACTGGGCCGAGGTGTTCGTCAGCCAGATATGCGCCTTCCCTGAGACAACCCACGACGATCTGGTGGATGCCTGCACCCAAGCCCTGCGATACCTTAGGGATGCTGGATGGCTGGACATCGACCCGCCGCCGCAGGAAGATTGGGACGAGGAAGACTTTGCGGATACTGGTAGACAACGTAGGGTTAACCCCTATGCGGAGTAATCAAACTGTGGTACACTTTGTTTGTTGCCGTAGGAAGCGACAGTTGAAGCCGTTTACTCATGCCTCTTCTCCAGTTAATGGGGTTCCTACAGGGGGCAGTAGTAAGCGGCTTTTCTATTTCTACCTCAACCGTCAGGGCGCGTTAGCTGATGGTCTGTATGGACTGAACCCAAGAAACACCGTACCACGATTCACCCCGTGCGTGCGTCCAGCCTGTCTGCTAGGGACTGGATAAGGTGCGGGCACATGGTGAGACAAGGCTTACACCGAATGAATAGCAGCCGTCATGGAACGCTAGGCTGGTGCAATATGCGCCCGCTGGGCGAGGGCAGAAAGCCTCGGCTTATCACCCTTGGGGAAGTTATGGCTGAAATTTGCTTCCATCACAGGGGTCGTATGCGATATGATCCGCACCACGTTCATTGAAGGCTGACCTATGTTCCAGCAAAAATTACGGGTTTGGACACCAGAGATCCAACAAGCTCACAATGAGCAACGCATGGCTGGTGGCGGGCTGCTGAAGGCTGCGGCTAAGGCCGTTAAAGCCGCCAAGCCTACCCTGAAGGCTGTGCAGAAGGTGTTACCTGCGGCTGAACGTGATGCCAACCTAGCCAAGATGCTGGAGGGTAGTGCAGTGCAAAGCCAGTTGTATCACGGCACTGGAAGGGACATCAAAGAGTTTGACAAAAGCAAACTAAGGCGCACTGCGTTTGGTGATGGCTTCCATTTGGCTGAGTCTCCCAATCTGGCAAACTTTTACGCCAATCAGTTTGATGAGGGGCAGAACGTAATGCCAGTTCATGCGGCAATTAAAAAACCGTATGAGTTAAAAAATATGCACGATTGGTATGACATTCCCGGCAATAACGACAAAGAAAAAACCAATTTTTTAAAGAGCCAAGGTTACGACGGCATAAAGTACCCTCACGGCGCTGGTGGTGATCCAACTTCTCCTTCTCCTAATGTTTATGTGGCATTTGAGCCAGAGCAGATCAAATCCGCCACAGGCAACCGGGGCACCTTTGATACGACCAAGCCTGATCTGAACGAAGCCCACGGCGGAGCAGTCCACATGGCTGGTGGTGGTGACCCCCGCAAGCGTGCGATGTACCCCAAGATGCCCACGCAGGCCATCATTGAGTCGCCCGGCTTTGATCCAGAGGTGCCGTCCGACCTGAGCCGTGCCTACGCCCGCCGTATGGCTGACAAGGCCGAGTACGAGCGCAGCATGGCTGACCAGAAGCTGACCCCAACCCAACGAGGCGTAGCTGGACTGGAAGCTGCTGGGATGCTCGGCTCTGCAATGTTCGAGGGCGTACAGCAGTTGCCCAAGCTGCTTGACGGCAAAGAGGCATACGAGCAGGCAGTCGGCAAGGGGATGTACCAGCCCCGCTTCCAGCCAGAGAAGGCGGCAGAGTACGTCGGCAACGTGGGCGACTTCCTTGAGCAGCTTGAGACCAAGTACAAGATGCCGCAGATCCTGCCCGAGACGCTAGGCTTTGCACCGCTGGCTGAAGCAGCCAAGCGCCAAGCTGGCAAGGCCGTCAAGCAGGGAGCTATGACCGCAGCCTCCCGTATGGAAGCTGGCCCAAAGGCTGGCTCGATGGCAGCACAGCGTGGTGCTGTCAAGCTAGGTGATACTACTAATAAAGCGGAAGAAAAAACTGTTCAACTTGGGTTGAAGATCAAGCCACCCAGCGACAACATACTGAACGTGCGTCAGGCCAATTTCCAGTACCCTAAGTCAATTGGTAACCAGACGATCAAGATTGATGAACTGTCTGGCGGAGTTCGACTGAATGATCCTACTGAGGCAAAGCGGGTAAAGCAACTTGCCGACAAGATTGCCAGCCCCGATGGATACATCAGCCGCATCATCGTTGACCAGAACAACAACGTCATTGAAGGACAGCATAGGCTGGAAGCGCTGCGCCAGTTAGGCGTGCAAGACGTTCCTGTTTACAAGATTGAAGAGTTAGCGGATACCATGCCTGTGAGTAATATGGAGTCTGCCGTTAGGGCTGTTGGGCCAATCCACCCTGACCATGCTGGTCAGTTGGTCAGTCATGCCTTAGAACATATCTCTGAAGGCGGTATGGAAAACGCCCGTCAAATGAACTATGGCAAGTTCCAGAAACATTACAACGCTGCGCTGGATGCAATAGATGAGCCAAAGGCTGTCAAAGAGATGTCAATGGCGGAGAAGATAGCTAAAGCTAGGCAAGCCGCCGACATGGCACCAACTGCTCGTATTGGACTAGAAGCTCCCGGCATCATCGTTCCCGGCAAGCTAAACAATGTCAGAGAAGCTGTGCGTGGCATGAAGGGTAACTACGGCGCAAGGCGCGTTGAGCGTGCTGCTGATGAGATACCTAACCTTGAGCGAATGTTCCAAGAGGATGCACTAAAGGAAGTATTTACTGGAGACAACGCCAGAGGCGTAATGACCATTGACCCTGCTGACTTTGAGCGGTACGCCAGCGAACTCAAGGGTCGCACTAAGGATGACATTGGCCCCAAGATGGCTGAACTGGCAAGGCAGGGTGACATTGACAAGTACACCGTGCCAATGGATGAGTACATCAAATACTTAGAGCAATTGAAAGACGGCTTCTCTGATGTTCCGTATTTAAATTTATTCAAAGATGAGATTGGTTTGCCTAATGAGGCAAAAGTAATTGGGCATGAAGGTCGTCATAGAAACCGTGCATTGGCTAATCAAGGACAACCTGCATCACTTGTTCAAATACAGCCTCGTGGAGATTTGCGTGAAGGTATGCCGCGCAGAACGCAAGAAGATTTCATTGAGGCGCTGCGACAAGAGCTTGATGCAAATAATCGTTTGGTAATCCCAGAGTCGGAGCCTTGGTTCCGCCGACCATCCGTTCAGTTGCCAGACGTTTACGCAAAAGGCGGCGAAGTGCATATGAGCATCGGTGGTCGTATGGCAAAGATTGGTAAGGCTGCTAAGACTGCGAAGGCTGTGGCTGAGGCTGAGAAGGCTTTGCCTGCGCCTGCGGTCATCCCTAACCTGCTGAAGAAAAGCACGGCATCTGAGATCGGACGCGAAGAGCGGGCACGCCGTCAAGCAGCAGGAGCGGCAGAGCAAGCACGACAAGAGCTTGCCAAGCAAACGCCTATGCCGATTGGCTACGTCAAGCATACTGAGAAGTCGCCTAACCCTCACGTTGGCTATCGCTATGAGGCTGTGCAACATCCCGGCATTCAGGAGCCAATACCAATTGATCTTGCCAAGCTAGAGCGTGAGAAGAAGGGCGCAAGCCTTGGCGTGATTCCGTGGGACAGTCAATCTCGTAACGTCGAGGTAAGCTCAATCTCTGGTGAGCCATTGACTATTCACTTGGATACGCATGGTGGTCAGCCATATGCGCTGGATGAAAAGCATTTGGAAGAATTGATTGGTGGGTCATCTGCCAAAGAAGTAGCAGATGCAATCAAAGAACGTGATCGGTACGCCATCAAAGAAAATTTGGAAAAAGGTGGCACTGGAGAAGTCGTACACGCTGTAACTACGATGGGCAAGTATGGTGAGAACTACGCCCATACTCCAAGTGAATTTGCCTTTGAGTTGATCAACAGGCGATTGCAAGAAGGACGACTTAGCAACAAAGACCTTGACTACTTAAATAATCTTATCCGTACCCAGCAAGATAAAAAAATCCAGCGCGACAAAGGAATATTCCCTTACGCTAACTTTGCGGGGTTTGAAACACCTGAAGGCTTAGAGCAAATCTATAAAGGCGGATTGGGGTTGCAGACATCGCCGGGCAACCTGCGTAAAGCAATCGCTGAAAATCTACATAAGGTTAAACAGCAAGAACTTCTTGGGTTTAATTCCGAAGACTTTATCAATGCTACGTCTGAACCATCGTTGCGTGGTGTGGACAAGGGATACATTGGCGGCACCCTTTTGTCCAATGACATTGGCAGTGCTGGTTTCTATGGCCCAAGGAAAGACCGCTTTGGTATGGAGCTTGCACCATCGTCTGGATTCCCTTATGAAAGCCCGTACAGCACGGACTTCTCAGCCCGTTATTATGGGCAGCTACCAGAGATGATCCCATTGGATGTGGTGATGCATAGGCAACTTGCTCCGCTCGAGCAGGGATTTTTGGCTAGGCCAAACAAAAAGCCATACACTGAGAAATCATTGCGCAACGCTGCCATCGGTTCGCTGGAGAAAAGCAACGAAGGTGTATCTCAGATCATGGATGACCGATTCTTCCAAGACCTGAGCGACTACATGGAAGCGCTGAAGAAGCCGCTCGAAAAGAAGAAGGGCGGCTTGGCCCAAGCAAAGAAACCAAAGAAAGTAGCACGACATGGCAACACAGTTTCCAATTGATCCTGAGTATGGACGCTTCGTAGGCAACGAGCCGCCTGATGCTGGCGCTGAACCGCAAGAGGAGCAGGGCACAGAGGTAGAGATGCCACTGCTGGATGACAGCAACCTCGAGGAGCTTCCTGATGGCTCGGTAGTCGTCCACATGGAGAACAAGGGGCCAATGGAGGACGAGGACTTCTACGAGAACCTTGCCGACACCGACACCCTGAGTTCCTATGACATCGACAAGCTGGCGATGGAGTACATCGAACTGGTCGAGAAGGACAAGCAGGCCCGCAAGCAGCGCGACAAACAATACGAAGAGGGCATCAAGCGCACTGGTATGGGCAACGATGCCCCCGGCGGCGCTAACTTCAACGGCGCATCCAAGGTTGTCCACCCTGTGATGGCTGAAGCCTGTATTGACTTTGCCTCCCGTGCCATCAAAGAGATGTTCCCGCCTGATGGCCCCACCCGAACCAAGATCTTGGGTGACGTTGATGAAGACAAAGTTGACACTGCCGAGCGTAAACGTGATTACATGAACTGGCAGTTGACCGAGCAGATCGAGGAATTCCGCGACGAGCAGGAGCAGATGCTGACCCAACTGCCTTTGGGCGGCTCCCAGTACATCAAACTTTGGTACGACGAGAAGAAAAAGCGCCCATGCGCCCAGTTCTTGCCCATTGACAACGTGCTTTTGCCTTATTCGGCAAGCAATTTCTACACTTCGCAACGTGTAACCGAGGTGGACGACATCTCCACCTACGAATTTAAGCGCCGTATTGCCGCTGGGATGTACCGTGACACGGATTGGATCCGTGCCCCGATGAATCCTGAGATGACTTCCTCCCAAAAGGCCACAAACAAGATCGAAGGCAAGTCGGAGGATGACAATGAGGACGGAATGCGCCGTGTGTACCACATCTATACATGGCTGGAACTGGAAGATGACCCCTACACCAAGGGAGAATCAGCGCCTTACATCCTGATGATCGACGAAACACAGAGCGAAGTCATCGGTTTGTACCGCAATTGGGAAGAAGGCGATGACACTCAGACCAAATTGGACTGGATTGTCGAGTTCAAGTTCATCCCGTGGCGTGGTGCCTACGCTGTTGGCCTGCCGCAACTGATTGGCGGACTGTCTGCTGCCCTGACTGGCGCTCTGCGTGCCCTGTTGGACTCGGCGCACATCAACAACGCCGCCACGATGATCAAGCTCAAGGGCGGAAAGATCTCTGGACAGTCCCAAGAGGTCGAGGTTACGCAGGTTGTTGAGATTGAGGGCGCTCCCGGCGTGGATGACATCCGCAAGATTGCCATGCCCATGCCGTTTAACCCGCCCAGCCCCGTGCTGTTTGAGCTTCTTGGCTGGCTGACCAACGCTGCCAAGGGCGTAGTGACCACGGCAGAGGAAAAGATCGCCGATGTGAACTCCAACACCCCAGTTGGCACCACTCAGGCGCTGATTGAGCAGGGCGCAGCGGTGTTTTCCGCTATCCATGCCCGTTTGCACGAGTCTCAGGGCCGTGTTCTGAAGATTTTGAGCCGTATCAACCGTTGGTATCTGGATGAGATGCGCCGTGGCGAGGTTGTGGAGGATCTGGACATCAAGCGGGAGGACTTTGCCCGTGTTACGGACGTAATTCCCGTCTCTGACCCGCATATCTTCTCCGAAACCCAGCGCATGGCCCAGATTCAGGCCGTGATGGCGGTGATGAAGGACAACCCTGACTTGTTTAACAGGAAAGTAGTCATTGAACGCTTCCTCAAGCAGATCAAGGTGCCGGGAATCAACGAACTGATGGTTGATGTGCCAGCCCCAGACAAGATGGACGCTGCCAACGAGAACGTGGCTATGGCCTTGGGCCAATCTGCCTACGCCTACATCGAGCAGGATCACCTTGCCCACATCCAAGTGATCTTGGACTTTGCAAAAGATCCAATGATGGGCGGCAACCCGTTCATCGCATCGAACTACCTGCCAAAAGCAATAGAACACATCAAGCAGCACTTGGTATTGTGGTATCTGAACCGCATGAACGGCTATGTGGATCGCTCAATGAACGGCAAGCTGGACGACTACGAGTTGATGAACTCACCTGCCAAGGTGGACAAGTTGTTTGCACTTGCATCGCAGCACGTTCTCATGGACTCGGAAGAAACGCTCAAGGGCATCATGCCTGTCATCCAACAGATGCAGCAACAGCTTCAGCAAGCCCAGCCCCAGCCGCCGATGGATCCGCAGACCAAGGTGTTGCTCGATACCAGCATGGCAGAGACACAGCGCCGTGCTACCCGCGACCAAGCGGAGATGGGACTCAAGGACAAGGAGTTGCAGACCAAGATTGAGATGGACATGAAGAAGCTGGAACAGCAGCAGCAGTTGGACATGGAAGATCTAAAGTTGCGTCTGGCTATTGCCCAAGGCGACCAACTCACCAAAGAACGCATCGAATCAGCCCGCTTAACACGGGATGCGGCAAAGCTCAAGCTCGAGCAAGACAAGTCTGAAGTTCAATCTAACCAAGGAGTACCTTATGGCTACCAGTGATACAGAGCAAAAGAGCGTGTTGGTTCCCCAGCACAAACGTATGGCAATGGGCGCACCCGTTACGGGCCAGTCCATGCCAGCAAAAGGCGATAGCCAGAAACAAGGAGGACTAGCACAGGCCAAGAAAAAATGAGAACACTTGGCGACCTCATTGGAATGATTAAGGCTCGGCGGCATGACATAGCTGCGTCTCTTGTTGCGGGAAATGCGACGAACTGGGAGTCTTATGTACGTCTGGTGGGCCATGCTGCGGGGCTTGATGAAGCCCTCGACATAATTAACAACTTGATGAAAGAATCAAATGAAGATGACTGACCCGGTAGCTTTTAATGAAGCTGACTTAGCTTGGGCTTTTCCGAGCGTTGACCCCGGCGCAAAACCTCTTGGCGGACGCATTTTGGTGCAACTCCGCCGCACAAAGCAAAAGACAACTAGCGCAGGAATCATATTGGTTGAAGAAACCAAGGAAACCGAAAAGTGGCAGAACATGGTGGCAAAGGTCTTAGACATTGGCCCACTAGCGTTCAAACACCGTGACACCATGCAACCTTGGCCCGAAGGGTCTTGGATTGAGATTGGCGAGTACATACGAGTCCCGAAATGGGGCGGCGACCGCTGGGAAGTACGAGTTCCCGGTGCCGACGACCATGAAGACCCGGCACTGTTTATGGTTCTCAACGACCATGAAGTAATTGCAAAACTCACAGGTGACCCACTAGCTATGAAGGCATTTATATGAGCAATGAAAAAGATGAAGCAATTGGTGTGATCGAAGAACAGGACGGCTCTGTAACAGTAGAGCTACCTGATAGCATTCCATCACCCGACAAGCAAGAAGAGCTTTCAGAAGGCGGAGATGCCTCTGATTCTGCTGGCGATGAAGATCAGCCAGACGATACCGAAGCTGTCCGAGAGGCTCGACGCAACCGCCGCCGTGCCAAAAAGGAATACATCAAGCGCACAAACGTGGAGAAAGACCACCGCTTGACCCTGCTGCAACGCCAGAATCAGGAGTTGATGGAGCGTTTAACCGCCGTTGAACGCAAGACCCACGGCGCTGACTTGGCCCGCTTTGAGAAGGCTATCGAGGATGAGGAGCTACGGCTCAACTACTTCAAGGCCAAGATGCGCGAAGCAACCGACAACTCCGATGGCGAATCGTTCACCAAAGCCCAAGAGGCTTGGTACGACAGCCGCCGCAAAGTCGAGTCCATGCGCAACTTCAAGGAACAGAACGCCGAGTCGTCCAGCCGCGAGACTGGTGCGGTTAACCCGAAGTTACAACGTCTCGCCAATCAGTGGATGGAGCGCAACTCTTGGTATGACCCCAACTCGGGGGACGAAGACAGCGCAATTGCCAAGATCGTCGATGAACGCCTCATAAAAGAGGGTTACAACCCTGAAAGTGAGGAATATTGGGACGAATTAGACAATCGCTTGCAAAAACGTCTACCCAATAGGTACAATCAATCACATGACGAACCTTCCAGAAGGAGACCTAGAAGTGTAGTGACAGGCTCAGGCCGCGAATCAGTTGACCGACAAGGGGGTGGAAACACCTTCGTGCTATCACCCCAACAGGTGCGCACAATGAAGGAAGCTGGTATGTGGGACAACCTTGAGTCGCGCAACCGAATGATCAAGCGGTATGCCGAATTTGCACGAAACAATAGGAGCTAAACATTATGGATTCTCGTCTAAAGAAAACTCTCAACGCTGGCGGACGTGAGCAACGATCTTCACAAGATCTGGAGCGCAAAGCCCCCGAAGAGAAGTTCATGTCATCACAGGAACGTCGAAAGATGTTTAGCGATGAGTGGACACAAAGTGCGTTACCGAAAGTGCCTGAAATAACTGGATGGCATCTTTGCTGGTTATCGACAACTAATGGATACGACAGCATTGATAAACGGATGCGACTTGGCTACATTCCCGTGAAAGCGGATGAGTTGCCCAACTTCGAGAATTTCCGTGTAAAGGCTGGAGAGGACGTTGGTTTTGTTGCGTGCAACGAAATGCGCCTGTATAAACTTCCTATGGAAACTTATCAGGACTATATGTTGCAAGTCCATCACGAGATGCCGATGGAAGAGTCCGACAAAGTTCGGCTCCAAGTTGAGAATCTCCAAGGGGCACGCGATAGCCGTGGACGTAGTCTAGGGCAAGTCGAAGGCGAAGGCTTCGGTGAATTTGATCAGTCCGTAAAGACTCCCGTATTTTACGGGTAATTTATTTAATAGGAGTTCTCTATGTCATCGACATCTGCTCCGTTCGGTCTGCGCCCTTCGTTCCACCCATCGGGTCTGGATCGTGCGGTCGCTCTGCCCAACGGTATTGCTTCTGCTTACAACACTGGCATCCTCAAAGGCCAGCCTGTAGCACTCGACACGAACGGTAACATCATTATTGCTACTGCTGGCAGCGCCTACCAAGGTGCCTTTGCTGGTCAGGAGTACACTGATCTAACTGGTCGTCGTATCGTCAGTAATCAATGGATTGCAAACACTGCTTACCAAACTGGTTCGCAAGTGACTTACTACTACTCTGACCCGAATATCGTTTACGACATTCAGGCAAATGGTAGCTTGGCGCAAACCTCTATCGGTGATCAAGCAAACTTTGTGAGCGCAACTGCTGGTTCTACAACCACAGGTCTCTCGCAATGCATGATCTCCACCTCGTTGGCAGGATCCAGTGCAGTTGGTGATATGCGTATCATCGGCCTCACTCCAGCCGTGGACAACGCTTGGGGTGATGCATACACCGTGGTTCAGGTTCAAGTGAGCCGCAGCCAGTTTGTTGCCACCATTAACGCTATTTAAGGAGGCATAAAAAATGGCCGCTCCAATGCGCAGTACCGACTTTCGGTCTATTGTTGAACCCATTCTGAATGAGTGCTTTGATGGTGTATACGACCAACGCACAGACGAATGGAGCCGTGTCTTCCGTGAACAAGAAGGCATTCCCCGTAACTACCACGAAGAGCCTGTCCTGTACGGATTCGGCGCTGCACCTCAACTGCCTGACGGAACTCCTGTTTCGTACCAGCAGGGTGGTGTTCTCTTCTTGCAACGCTATGTGTACAACGTGTATGGCCTTGCCTTCGCGCTGACCAAAGTGTTGGTTGAAGACGGCGACCATATCCGCATCGGTCAAGTCTACGCCCGTCACTTGGCTCAATCTCTGATTGAAACCAAAGAGACCCTGTCGGCTAACGTGCTGAACCGTGCGTTCAATAGCTCGTACCCCGGCGGTGATGGCGTGTCGCTGATCAATACTGCTCACCCCATCGTGAACGGTACTTTCAGCAACCAGTTGGCTACCGCAGCTAACCTGTCCCAGACTTCTTTGGAACAGATGCTGATCCAGATCCGCCAAGCAGTGGACAACAACGGCAAGAAGATTCGTCTGGTGCCCCGCCAATTGGTGGTCGCTCCGGGTAACGTCTTCCAAGCTGAAGTGTTGCTCAAGTCTGTCTTGCGCTCTGGCACCGCCAACAACGACCTGAACCCTGTCAAGTCTATCGGCTTGCTGGACGAAGGCGCTGCTGTCATCAGCCGTTTGACTTCTGCCACCGCATGGTGGGTACAGACCGATGCACCCGAGGGCATGAAGCTCTTGATGCGCCGTAAGCTGGAGAAGACAATGGAAGGCGACTTCGAGACTGACTCTATGCGCTACAAGGCTACCGAGCGTTACCAAGTGGGCTTCACTGACCCACGCGCAATGTACGGTACCCCCGGCGTTTAATCGCTAAAACGGCCTTGGAAGGGGAGCCGCAAATCCCCTTCTTCCATTTTTAACATCGGTCAAACTTTTCAAGGAGCAGACCATGCCTCAGTTTTCAGACGACCTATTTTTAGGCCCGGCACAGACCTACATGGGTCTTGGCCTTCGCCCGTACACCACTACGTTCACTGGTTCGATGTCGGGTACAACCCTGACAGTCACCGCTCTCCTGCAAGGCGCACCCATCGTGGTGGGTATGTATGTAGACGGCTCCAGCGTAACTGACGGAACCTACATTACCGCAATGGGCACTGGTACAGGCGGCACTGGCACCTACACGATTAACCAATCTGTGTCGGCATCCAGCACCACGATGTACGCCCACGGCAACACTAGCTTTGATGACCCGTCCCCGATGGACTTGGGTATCGGCCCTGTTGGTCGCGTGTACGTTTGGGACATCATGCCCCAAGCCTTGGTCGCAAGCAACATTGCCGCAGTTCAGACTACGTCCTCAACAATCGCTCTGACCGCTGGCACCTCGGTGAAGTCGGTAGTTCGTTCTGATGGAACCACCGTGCTGCAACTTGACTGCCCCCGTGCAGTGAGCATTGTGTCTGGCACTGGCACATTGACCAACCGCAACGTGACGATCTCTGGCTACGACTACTACGGTCAAGCCATGAGCGAAGTGATTGCAACTGGTACTGTTCAGTCCACCACAGTCGCTGGCAAGAAAGCATTCTTCCAGATCTCCTCGGCAACCATCTCTGGTGCCTTGGGTGCAACGATTGCAGTTGGAACCACCGACATTCTGGGCATCCCAGTTCGCGTGTTCAATGCTGCTTACATCGTCAGCGTCAAGAGCAACAACACACTGGCCCAAGACGCTGGTACTTTTGTTGCTGCTGCAACTGCTACGGCTACCACAACCACTGGTGATGTTCGCGGAACCTACGTTCCTGCAACAGCTTCAGACGGCACTGTTCGCACAGTGATGACTATTTCCCTACCCGGCATTGCTGTTGGCCCGAACGCTACTCGCGTTGGTGCCCTCGGCGTAACCCAAGCATAAGGAGTAAATCATGGGCCAATTTAAACCTATGGTGAAGATGGAGACCACTGAGCCTTCAGTTGAACTGAAGCTCAAAAAGGGTGGTTCCGTTAAGAAGGCTGATGGCGGCATGATGTCCGCTCCCCCTCAGCAGCCTCCTGCTGGTATGCCCGCTGGTATGCCTGCTCGTGGTGGCTCTGGCGCTGCTGCTATGCCTATGGCTCCGTCCTTGTCTGCTCGTCGTCGCGCAATGAAGATGATGGGCGCTGGCCCCTCTGCTCCCGTTGGTCTGGCTGCAAGCCGTACCATGAAGAAGGGTGGTGAGGCCAAGGAAGACATGAAAGCCGATACGGCCCAAGACAAAGCCATGCTCAAAAAGGCGTTCAAGCAGCACGATATGCAAGAGCATAAGGGCGGCAAGGGCACCAAGCTGGCTCTGAAAAAGGGCGGCAAGATGGCTACTGGCGGCGTAGTTAATGGTCAAGGTGGTTACGCCAAAGGCGGCATCATCAATACCGAAGACCAAGGCGGCATCTATCGCAACACCAAGATGGACACAGCCAAGCCTGACAACTCTCCTGCCAAGACTGGCGGCGTGAAGTTGGGCAACGGCGGTGGCTATGCTACTGGCGGTGTGGCTAAAGCCAATGGCGGCGGCTACAAAAAAGGCGGTGCTGCAAAAAAGCACTTCGCCACGGGGGGAGCTGTTAATAACAGCGGATCTGCCGTGGCAATGCCCCAAGGGCGTAAGCCGATCCCATCTCCTGTAGCTATCAATGAATTGGCTGGAACCTACAAAAAGGGCGGCAGTGTCGCCCCCGGTAACCGCCAATTGCAGGCTGTAAATGCCTCTGAGAATGCCACAGCGATGCGTGAAGCGAAAGCTGATAGCAACCTGAAGTATGGCCCTGCCAATAAGATGAAGCTCAAGGATGGCGGCAAAGTAGACCTGTCAAAGGGTGCATACGATGCCACATTGGAAGAGCCACCTGTTGGAATGGGCTTTGCGAAGAAGGCACACAGTTTCATGGACAAGCTCTTTGGGGCTGAGAAAGAAGCTGGTGCTGGTCGCGGGTTTGTGAATCCGAAAAGCGTGACCAAGTCGAAAGAGTCGGTCACGGTAACGCCACTGAAAAAAGGCGGCAGCGCCAAGTGCTAGTAGAGTGGGGGCTTCGGCCCCCGCTTTTAATTGGAGATTGATATGGGAACTTACTCTTCCGCAACGCGCCAAGGGGCGTATGAACCTTTTGATTTACAAGTTGCTCGTGGGCAAGTTGATGGTCATTCGGCAGTAGAAATTTTTGGATATAGCGCCGCAATTGGCTCTACCGCACAAGGCCCAATGTGGGAAGGTCAAACCCAATCTGGCGGTTTATACACCCCGCCATCATCTGCGGCTCCTTTGGTATTAGTGAGTAGCTCTGCGTCAGACACTACAGCGTTAAGCGTAAAAATTGAAGGCTTGAGTTCTACTTATGCCCCTCTCGTAGAAACAATTGCGCTCAATGGCACCACCAACGTAACGACAACTGGCTCGTTCTTGCGTATCAATGCAATGTATGTAACCAACGGCACCAATGTTGGAACCATCACTGCAAAGATCAGTTCGACGACTTACGCGCAAATTAATGCTGGCATTGGTCAAACGCAAATGTCAATTTACACTGTGCCTGCCGGGTATACGTTCTACCTATCATCTCTTCAATACGATGCGGCGATTGGATTTACGTCTAGTGCGTACATGACAGGCCAAGAGTACAACAAGGACAATGTGTCGGGTCAAATTACAGTGACTCAGCAAACTGTGTTTGTGCAAAAACAAGAAACAGAATTCTTTATTCCAGTAGCGCACACCGAAAAAACTGACCTTCAGTTTTGTGTGAAGGCAAGCACTGGCGGGCCTTTGACTTGCAGTATGTACGCAAATGGGTACTTAATCAAAAACCCTGACTGATCATGCCAAGCAAATCACCAGCCCAACATCGTCTGATGCAAGCGGCTGCTCATACCAAGGGCGGCTTCGGTGGTGTTCCTCAAAAAGTAGGCAAAGAGTTTGCCAAGGCTGATGAGGGCAAGAAGTTCAAAGGAGGCGGTCTGTATGACAA